TGACAAGTTTGCTCTTGACCGGTTTACCGGCATGTACGGCTGTCAGCCGCGGGGCTGTGGCTAAGACCACAGGACTCGCCCTTCTACCCAATGCGATAATCGCTTGGGTGAGGGGTTTTTGGCCGGTTCCAAGCCATACCTATTTAGGTTTGGTTTCGGAAGGTAGGCCCCCCGTCGAACGAATAGCGAAGCTTTCCGTTCCACCTCTAACCGGACATTCGCATATTTCCCAGGTATAGCTTGGGAGCGGCGCACTTTGAAGTTGAACCGCCGGGCAGCCCTCCTAATGGAGGGCACCCGAATAGGCGTTATAGGAGCTCTTCCAAAGAACTCCCATCCGATCAGAGGAGCAGCCAGAGAGTCGGAGTACTCTGTTATAGATAATAGAGGCTCCCCCTTGCTGCTGATTGGCAGTCGGCCCACCAACGGGACGGGTTCCCCCGAATAGGGGTCGTCCCTCCATGCCCGAACGAACTCTTGCATTGCAAAGGCTCGAAGGCGCTGGTATGGGCTCTTCAGTATAGGTAAGCCGGTACCCAGAGCCAATTGCTCTGAGGACAGGCCTGACAAAAATGTCAGCCATCTAAAATGGTTACTAACTGAAGCACAAGGGAACCGGGGATGTCGAATCCCTCCGTGCTCGACGGACGCTCCTAATGGGATTCCCATTAGGAACGCGGCCCTTTGCGACTGCCAATGTGGGCTATAGGCCCACAGCCCGGACTTCGGAGAGCGGCCTTGAGAGGTATACTGCTGGTGGATAGTCAAAGACTGATTCATCCAGTTGATACTTCCCTTCGACCCTCCCGGGGGCGCAGACCAGTTACTTATTAAGGTCATAGACTGGGGAACCCCATTAAAATGAGGAACCTCACAGAAAATGCCCTTGGTCGGATGGATGAAGGTTTTCTTTTTTGAGATCACCCCGCCCAGCCGGGCCATATTGGCCTCGTAACGAGTCACCGCCTCCGGACCAAATCCGGACAGTAGTGCGTCGTCCCCACACAACTTCCCATCCTTGCGCGAGTGCCCAGCCTTTTCCGAAGAAAAGGCAGACATAAGCGACATGACCGGGAAGGACGTGGGGTCCCCCATCATGGCTCCACCGACAGTCACCACCCCAAATTTTGGGTTGGTTATACGTTGCAGCCACTCCTGGTAGGATGTCAGGTAGTCACGTGCCAATTGCATGTGGCTATCCGGGATCTGCGCACTACTACCCCTGTTCCGGACGAACTTCCTCACATCCCAATTGGGGAGGGTGAAGTTGATGCTATCCGGCAGGGTAGGGGCTTCCAACCCCTCGGGCGATAGGAACTCCCCTTTGACCCAGCCCTTATTGTACTTTGAGAATTTCTCAAAGGCCGTCGGGGATGTGTTAACAAGGAGGAGTTTTGGACCGAAAATCTTGTCAAAATATGGCAAGTATTTCGCCAACCGCTCGTCTCGTGCAGCTACTTCCTCGTACACCGTCCTGGTCGTCCAGAACGGGTGGAGGTCAGTCGCGTAACTCATGTCCTGAGAATAGAAGGGCCCAACTCTCCCCAATTGGGAGGGGACTGAACCCCCTATGAACTCAGAAATTCGAGGATCATTGATCATAATATGGTCAATGGCGCGCCTAAGTATTTGCTGCACAAGGTTGCATGCTGTAAGGGAACAGGTTGGGTTCCGGGTCTTTAGACCCTTTTCACCTGCTGCTATTGGGACAACCGGAATAATCTGGATTTGGTCCAATACCCACATGCAACCCCGAATGAGGGCCTTCTGGTGGCATTCCGTGGCCGCTTCAGCCTGCAGAAGCATGGCTTTATACGACTTCGGTTCTCCGCCGGAGTACACCCTCGTATTCTCGAGGTGTACTACGAAGTTTGTCCCCTGCCATCGAGTCTCCTCTTGGTACTGCAATATGTAGCCCAAACAGGTCAACCCATTGGCAGCGGTGGCATGCCCTCCGACTTCCTTCGAATAACCCGCCGACGCATTGCCCGAAGGCTGCGTTCGGAGGTTAGCAGAAGGAGCGCGGGGGTTTGCGAATGCCCTAAGGTATTCGCGAACCCAAGGACGCCAATCACGGCTCTCCGGTGGGGAAGGGGTGGTTAGGCGGTCAATAAGGCCGTCCACCCCCTCTTCCCTCAGCGGGGATGGAAGTGCTCGGGACAAGTATGAAAATGCCAATCCCTCCCACTTCTCCGTGCAGGAAGCAAACAGCCCATGTTTTGGTTTCGGGTTTTTCCCAAAGTACCATCCCCGGGCATCTCCAGCCAATGTTTTAACGCTGGCTGCCACCGCCGAGGGCGACTCAATGAGCCGCACCCGGAAGTGGTTGAGACTTCTCACGGTCCTGGCATTTAAATGCCAGGCCCGCCCTTGCTTCCTGTGGCGTCGTCGAATTTCTTGGAACGCCATCAAAATGGCGTCCCAAGCCGCGCGCATGAAGGCCAGATAGGTGAGTCGACGGTAGTACCTTTTAGATATTACCAAATCTTCACCTTCACCCCGCGCCTTCTTCGCGAAGCACGCAAGCGTGTCTTCAGCGAGGATGGCGAGGGCTGGCCCTCGAGGCAGGCCAAGGGACTCGTCGGGGTGAATTGTCACCACGACGGGCCCGGCCCCTATCACCCCTGCCGGATCCATAGTCAAGGACTTGCAATTTGCGAGCACCTCGACTGGGAGTCGGAAAAGGGGCGAAAGGCCCCCCCGGGCTAGCCCCACGTGAGACCTGTAATATACATTGTCTACACGAGCGGCGACCCCGGCGAGCCTGCCTCTTAGAGGAACGTCTCTGGCGCCCGCGTGCCCGGAATCGGACCAAAGTTGGTTTCCCATCGATGGTACACCCTCCGGGGAATACACCGGCCCCGTCACGACGTCCTCTGGGGCCTCCTCGTCTTGCGATATATCGCAGTCCGAGGAGGCCCCCTGAGACGGGAGCAAACCAGTTGCCACTGACAAGTGGTGATTTGCTCGCTGGGCATGACGCTCAGCACGGCCAGGTCGTAACCTGACCGCCGTCCTTTTTCCGCGAACCCTTCGGTAAGTGGAAATGCTGGGACCCTTGTCAGGGTCCAGGCGGAATTGCTCCGCCATCTCCTCATCGAATAATCG